AATTCGACTTAAATCACTAATAGATAGAGGATTACCATTAGTCCTTGCCCAATCTACATCCGCCATTTTAACCAGTTCTTGAAACCATTTATCTTGTACAACTTTCGCTTTAATAAGTAAGCCTTGAAATTCAGTCTTAATTCGCTCAACAGAATTATCACCGGGAATGTAAAAAAGACCAGGCATACAATCACCCATATTACAAGCCAGAAGTCCATTACAATAATCCTTTACAATAGAATCAGCAACTTGAAGTGAAGATTGTGGAATTTCCAAATCATGTTGGTCATAATCCATTTCCTTCCACCAACTACTTCCTCCAACCACAAGGGTAGAGGGATTGGAAAATGATCCTTTCGGAATGAAGAATTTACCAGGTTGAATTGTATGATTCTCGTACTTCACATCACGAGGAAAGATGGAAACTACAGTTGATTTATCCAAGGGATTCACTGGGCTTCGAATAATCTTCTGACGCATTCGCGCGTTGATCCAACTAGGTAATGTGCTCATATCTCCCTTATCCTATCATCGTTCCTTTGCCGAGTTCCATAACCAACTGCTTCATCACGCGCAAGCGCGTCCGTGATTGAAGTTTCATTTCCAAAAAGGAGTTCTTCAATCTCTTTCAATCGCATTTCATACTCTTCTTTACTTTCATTCTTTTCTGTATATCTTGCAAATTGACTCTTACCGAGTCTTCCTAAATGTTGTTCTATTACAAATTTACAAACAATAAATCTCGGAGGAAGATACTCCCCCTTCTTATTTTCAAATACCCATAGGGGTTCGTAGGAGAAAGTCTCCTCTAACAATTCCTTTTGATTAAAAATCGGAACTACAGTCAACTTCTCAAGTAAGTACTTGGCCTGTATCCATTGTTTGTACTTAGGAACTTTTCTTACTTCCGTTACTTCACGAATAAATATCCCATTCACAATATCATTAAATGTTCCAAGTCTTTTCTCTAATTCATCTTCACTCCAAACTACACGAAAATAAGGCTTCGTGACAGAATGGTATCCATACTCATCTCGTAATTGAGAATTAATCTGCTCAACAGGTTCTGCTAGCTCCAATTTAAGAAACTCTCAAAGCTTTAACGTAAACAATAGCATTAGCTGCTGATGCACCTGTAATTCTCAATGTCCCTCCCTTTGAAATTTCCTGATTAGCATCATTAATTTGTCCTGCTCTATTTATGGCAGTGTCACCACCAACGTTAATATCAATCGCATTTGTAATTGCTGAGGCACTATTAAGAACCTGAATAGTATCCCCTGCTCCAGGCGTAGCAGTATTTACACACCACGCATCAATTACTCTAATTTTGTAGGGAAGGTTTGTAATATCCACATTTCCTGTTAATGCTGTTGCATCTACTTTGAAAATTACAGGAATTGCACCCCTTCCTGTTAATGAAGTACTAAAAGCATTTGTAAGCATTACTAAAACTTCATTAAGAATAGCCCACAAATTGAATCGGCCAAACTGTTCTGCTCCCATGTTACTCCATCCTTTCTAGGACAGTATCATTCTGATACTAGAGTTGCGCGTGTAATGATGCGCGCCCCCATGACCCATTTATGACACGGGACCAGCCCAGTAATTTCCTGTGTATTTGTTGTAATACAATGCGACTGGTATATTTTGGGTGGGAGTTACAGCTCTTTGAATATTACCACCAGTTGCTAAAGTATTTGGAGTTGCATTGGTAAAGATTAGAATCAACATGTGATTTCCAGTAACAGGTGGAGTGATTGTAGTGATTGCTGTTCCTGTTCCAGTAATGAAAGTCATAAAAGTAGTTGGAGCAATTGTTGCTGCACCAGCTATACTTGTAGAACCTGGTTGCAATGAATTCTGAACAGTACTCAAATCCTGAAAGTTGAGATCAGACATTTTCTTTTCCTCCTTTAGTAGCCGCTTGGAACAGCAAGTGAACTGATGTAACTACAAGCAGCAGGATTGGAAACGAAAGTCTGCATTCCAACTACCATGTAGAAGATTTCAGCAGTTGCTACACCACCTGAAGAACCACGAATTTCAAAAATCTTCCTTCCATCAGTTGTGTAGAATCCGATTGGAAGAATTTCAGCCCTTCCCCACACTTCATCAGTTACGAAGTCAATTCTTGTCTTATCCCATTGATAAGATTCAGTTACAGTTGCGCCTGCCATTTGCATATTGTCAAAATACATATTCAATGATTCTTCCTTCGGCATCTTGTGAATGATTGACACCAACTGACCAATCTCTTCATATGACTGTTTCTGCGCAGGATGCATCCAAGCGCGCGGTCTAAAATTATTGTCAATTCCAACTCGATTTCCAATCTTATTAATTGCAAGCCTTGGAAGTGGTAAAGTGAGAGCAGCAGATGCTGCATTCACATTATTCGCTCTGATTTCTGGAGTAGTTGACCGTGAAAATCCCAACCACGTTCCAGTACTTGCATTGGAATGATGGTATGGAACTCCAAAAAGAGCAGGAAGTGATGCAGGTGATGCAATACCCGCAGTGACAATTAAATCAGTTGCAACTACACCAGCAATTTGTGGAGTAATATTAATTGTTTTATTCTCTTTGTCATAGAAAGTGACTTGACCTGATCCACGATTTGTTGCAAGAGTTGCATCAAATACCTGCACAGTCTGGCCAAACCGAATGAGATTCGCTCCAAATCCATCTGTAGTCAATGTGATTACATTCGATCCACCAGAAGGTGTATCAGTTGTTACAGTTCCAATTACTCCGTTTCCAGGCTGCATCATCTGTGCATCCAACTGACGGCGGAGTTCGTCCAATGCAGTCGCAGTGAGTCTACGAACTGAATTTACAATCGCTTTCCTTGCATCATCAGTACTCCATTGGCTGAGTTTCGTGTATTCAATATTCTCACTAAGGAAGACACAAGAAACGACGGCCTTATCAAACGTAGGCCCGCCCCCACGTCCAAGGTCCCCACCATCTGGATTGAAATATTGAAATGAACCACCAGGACGCAGTTCAAGAGGAACGCGCATCTGGCGATTACTGATTTTTTCTACATCACGCTTCTTAATGTTTGCAAAAAACTTATCGTCGCGCTCGAACAATACGCGGATTTTTGGAATCACGCGCTCAAGTTCAAGAGCAGCAACTTGGGACTCTGTAAGTGCCATGCTCTACTCCTAGTCAGATGAAAGGAACTCCAAGGTTGACATACCAGCAGGAACCTTGTTCTTTTCACCGCGTTTAGAAGGAGCGGAATCCTTACGACGAACAGGTTCTTCTTGTTCTTCCTCTTTACGAACGCGCTTTTCTAGGCCGCGTAATGCCTCTGTTCTAGCCTTTTTAATGACTAGTGGAAGAACAGTTTGTGCCTTTGAAAGAAAGGCGGATTTAACTGCATTCTTTGAAGTACTATTGAAATTAGAATCAAACACTTTCTTCCAAAGTGAATTAAGATGTCCCTTCAATGAACGATCATTTGACAAAATCTCTAACGCCTCTTCAAGCGCATCACGAATAGCAGTTCGTTTCACATAATCTGACATCTGTCCCTTAGGATCAATATGTTTCGTAATAGTATTTTTCATTACACTCGTCACTTGTTCATCTAATTCATCCCGAGTAGCAATAAATCGTTCTTTATTCCAATTCTCCCTTTCATCATCAATTTCTTCATTTTTTGAATTCTTGGAAAGAGGCTCATGAGGAACAAAATCATCAGAATCAAATGCGAAACGGTTAATAGCAAGCGCAACTTTACGAAGTTCCGTGTTATCAGTCCTTTTCGCCTCACGCACAAGAGATGTGATAAGATTCTTTATGACTCCTGAAATGACGTGTGCGTGCGCATCTTGATCAACTTTACCAAGCGTTTCGAGATATGAATCGACTATCTTAGAGAATGCACGCGGATTATCCTCTTTAACTGCCGCTAAAAATGTAGAAGCATCTCCTTTTGCAACTGAATTTTCCAATTCCTCATAGCCATTCAATTTTTCAATTGCTTCTTGTGCATCTTGAGGGTCAGGAAAGATTTCTGTAAATTGCCTTTCACGATAATAAGAGTTTTTAAGAAATGGAAATTTCTTGAACAAATCCGGATGTGCTTTGACTACTTCTTTTAATCCCTTTGGAGTCTCTCCCTCTTCTTCTTCACTTAATTTTATTTCTTCATCATCTTCCTTTTTCTCTTCTTCCTTCTCTTCTTCTTCCTCTCCCTCTGCAAGAAGAGAAATTACATCTTCCTTATCTAATTCCTTATCTTCGGTTGCCCCTTCACTTGACAGTAGCTCGTTGTCCATCACTCTCTTCCTTCTCTGACTCTTTTATCGCACCCGCATTTTCTGGACGTCCCTCGGACGCACTTTGAATTGCTTGCATTTGAGCAATTTGAAGATGCATTTTATAGTGAAGAAGAACATTCATATATCCATTCGGGTTTTCTATTTTCGCAAGTCTTCCAGTAGAACTGATTAGCCAAGAACGACAGACTTGTGCTTCAACTTGATGATTATCCACTTCTGCATCAACTTCTACTGAGGGAAGCTGTTCTTCTGTAGGTTGTCCCATTTCATCTATTCCAGTAGGAATAGTAATTGGTTCAGAATCAAGAAGTTGTTGAATCTCTTCTAACTGTTTCTCTCTATCCGCTTCCCCTGGAATTACTACATCTGTAAGACCGAGTGAAGATCGAACATAAGGAAGATTATCAGGGGAGAGTATAAGTTCCATGAGTATTGGATTTTGCGCTTGAAGTAGATTTGTAATCGTTTCTTTAATTTGCAACCACGACATAGGCAAGTTTTCAGTTCCTTCAATTTCTACTTTCCCTATTTTCCCTACCAGTTCTGCTTTACGAATGAAAACGTTTATGAAATTACCCTGATCATCCTTCTCAACGTCCTTTTCATCTTCAGTCACTATTTTAATATACATTGGAATCACTTTACCAAAAATAGTCTTCCACCATATGAGAAATGTCTTCCAAACATTCTGTTGTCTTTGTAATGCCTGCGATCGAGACATGGAATACTCAGATGCAGTCTTACTTCCCTCTAACTGACCACCAAAGAGAGAAGGAAGCGCGCCTGAAGTTAATTGTCCCATTGATTGAATTAATTGAAAGAAATTAGGGTATTCAGGAGAGAATGTTGCGGTCTTAATTTCATAGAATGACTCTCCTAATGATTTACCTGACTTTGGCCTTGCAGGAAAAATCATTCCTGGAGTAGTTTCTGTTTGTCTATATTTGTTGAAATCAAATACTGTGGGATCTGCAAATCCTTGTGGAATACCGTGTTCTACAGTTTGTAACATGAGGGAAATCATTTCATTTGTAATCTCCTGCACGGACGCGACTAACATTCCTAATGGATCAAAATGAAGATAATCCGAAAGAGGATTATGAAGAATAGTCCAATGATCATCTAATGATGAATTTTCTGCATGCGCGAATTCGCCTACTACTTGTATGTAATTGCATCCATCCGGAAAGTGTTTTCTGAGTAGACTTGCATCATCCTCAGAAAGGATGTTATAAGACCACGGACGGAACCAATATGAATCAATTGTAGAATTATTAATAGGATATTCTCCATTATATTGTGGATTCAAACGACCCCACCATTCATAGGGATCAGTCATTCCCGTCAAATCACGTCCTAATTCTGCTAAATGAGGGAAGAGTTCAATTACTTTTGAATAATGAACTTCTTCACTGTATCGGAGATAAGGACACTCACTCTGCTTTCTTGCGTAATTAGGAATTTTTACATAAAGACCTCCATACGCTTCGAGGCAAATACGAGTCTTTGGAGACGTAGTCTTTCCTACAAAACGAGGAACTATTAATTCAGATTTCTGTAACTCTGGATCAAGTGCAATCGCGCATGAAGGACAGAATATCTGATTCTCATTCATTACATCATGCAATAGAATATCATCATTTCCTGGCATGAATTCATTCATTTCTTGGTTTTCCAATTCCAATGCAGCAGATAAGGATTGAATATCCTTCATTCCTTCCATTTCAACTGATTGACTTGCAAAGAAATCATCATCCAATTCAATTCCACAGGAAGAACATACGTACGCCTCTTTTACTTCATTCTTGTATTCTTCAATTTCAGTCATTCCATAATTCTTATCCGTCTTTGGTCGCGAATAACAGGCGACCATTCCCTCTGTACAGTAAATGAAAAGTGCATGAAGCCAGAGAAGAGAGACTTCATTATGACGATAGACGAGTTGTGCAATCTTATCCCCTGCCTTCGCAGTTGAAAGGTCTTCAGGATTAGTTGCATCGTCAGGATAACACGTAACGGTTGGAACAGAAACGGAGAGAGCTGCTATGATTGACTCAAGATAAGCGCGAAAGACATTGATTGATTTATCGTAATATGTCTGATCATCATAAGAATCTGCTTGTCTTTCTTGATCAAAAACTCTCCAATCATGCGCGACTTCATCCCACCAAATATTGGTGAAATTACTCCAAAGTAATTTAAACTTCCTCCATGTTCTAATCTGCCTTTCACGGACAGCTTTATCCTCTCGATCAAAATGATCTGCTAGGGTCTTGAGAAGAGTTTTGACTTCCTTAGGAATTTTTTTCATTTACCCACGACTTCCATACATATGACTTGGATTACTATGTTTTTCTTCTCTTTCAAGAGAAAATCTTCTTTTCTTCTTTTTCGGAGGTTCACTAGGACCAGTTAACGACTTTTTATTAGCAGTTGCATAAAATATTTTCTCTCCCTTCTTTTCTCCATAAGTCTTCTTCATTGATTTCATGACTTTTTCTCCCTTACCTTTAAAGTATTCATGTAGAGGCATTACTTCCTCTCTTTCTTCGCTCCTAAAGCCTTTAGCATTCCCTGTCCAAATTTAAGTCTATCTACGAGATTTCCTGAACTTCCTAATTGCAAGAGACGAGAATCAATTTCATCTTGTCCAGGAGTAAAAGGAAGTAGTATGTCCGGAGTTCTGCGAGCAAATGGATTATGTCCAAAAAGTCGTTGGACTAAAGACATGTCAGGCATAGTAGGACTTGCCTGTATAGGAACTTCCCAAGGTTTAAGATTCTTCTGCGGCATCTTTCAGTCCTACCGATTCTTCAACTTCTTTAATCTTTTCTTTCATTAACTCTGCTTGTTTTCGTGATTCAGCTTCTAACATCTGCTTCTTTACAGAGAATGGAACATATCTTGATTGACGAATTGGTTGTATTTCTTCAACTGGAACAGTCTCAGTCACACGCGGTTGTATCATCATTTGCAGAATTTGATTTAACTGACTCTGTGTCCTTTCTAATTGAATCTGAAGCACTTCACAGGATTTACAATGTAGTTCCTTTTCTTCCTTACATTCAGGACAATGTGGATTGAAGAGATGATGCAACCATTTAATCATTATCTTCCCCGACCATGATAACGGCTAACCGCCTGAACTGAATTCTCTGTCTCAGACGCGCGCATTTGCCTATAGTACATTGTCCAATCATTAGTCTCTTTCAATCGCTGTATTAATTCTTCCTGTTTCTTAATTCGTGACCATTCTTCTTCTGCCTCCTGGAAATACCTGTCAGCAGCATCTACTGCATAACGCTGTCCATCATAAGGATCATCTCCATCAAACTCCATTACATCTTCAGATGGAACTCCATTCTGTGGTTTCGCGTATACACAAGATTTAATTGCATTAACTGCATTTTGACAGGTATCAAATATTTGATACTTAGGAAGATTAGTTTCAGGAATGGGATCGTCAAATGATGACATGTATGATTTGTATGCAGATAATCCTTGATTACGAAGAATCCAACTCGCGCGTTCTTCATCATATAGTCTAATATCCTGTTTTGGAATGTACTTTGGTTTCCACCGGAAATATTCATGTAGAAGTTGCTTCCCCGCTATCCGAGAACCAGGAGAATTGTTCGACAATTCAATTGAAGTTCCAAGTCCATCTGAAATTTGTTGTTGTATCGTGTGTTCTTGTCCACGGTCTTGTCCTGCTGATTTACAGAATTTAATGAATCGTGGTTGTTCTTTATCTACATATTCCTTGACATAAGAAGTCCATTCTTCAATTCTAGTTTTTTGCCAGTAATGCTCACGGTATAAGTACAAACGTCGTTCAGGAGATATTGCGAAGTAACCAATCCATGTATGAGCCGCGAATCCCCAATCACCTATAATGAATTTAGGCCACCATTCTGGAATTTCAAATGGAGGTATTACATGAAGCGCATTTTCTGGTTCATCAGGATATTTCTTATCTCGAAATTCATCAAATACTTGTCCAATGTATGCATCAAAATCTCCGTAAAGTTTTGCTCTTTTCTCTGCTTCAGGTAATGCCTCTAAAGATTGAGCATAATTAGGATCGATATGTTCTTTATTATCAGCTTGAGTTGCAAAGATTAAAATTCTTTTATTTCCACCTTTTCCTCTGAGAATTTGTCTGTCAATTAGTTTTCCTGTCTGTTTATCACGGCATGGAATAATGAATCTTTTATTGACCCAAGTGTGTCCAATCCCACCTGGCATTCCAGCAGCGCGGATGATTGCAGGCAATTCGCTTACGCTCGTTCTAACGCGAGTGAAACCGATGTAAAGATAAATCCACTCTGTAAAAGAAGTTATTTCATCGGGAGTGAAGAGATTTATTTCCATTGAATCATATTTATGAACATCATCCTCATTCTCGCAATGACCTAGAAAGATATAGGCACCATCAGGCTCAGTTCCTGCTCCAAACTGATCCTCACGCGGAAAGCGCCATACCATTTCTGATTTATTGAATTTTGCACCGAATGGTCTATAGTACTCGCGCGATCGCGGAACTATTTCATTACGAAGTTCAGGATAAGTTCTACGAAGAAAGACTTGTTTGAAAAGAGGATGCGTATGCCATTGGTTTACAATTCCATACATTAGAAGGACATCAGACTTGCCAGAACCAGCTCCTCCAAGATATGCTGCTTCTTTAATAGAAATAGGAATAGAGAGGAAGGGCGCTTGTTTGATGTTAGGTTGCCAGCAATTATTCTTGTAGGGCATTTTTAAGATGCTTTTTTACAGAATGCCTTTTAATATATTCTAACATAGAAAAAATTAAATCTTCATCTTCTTCTAACATTCCCAAAGTAGTATTGCATCTAATACAAAGTAAATCTCTAATTTGTCCTGTTTTATGATTATGATCCACGGCTAATTCTCTACTGAATTCTAGGATTAGTCGGAGCAGATGGAATAATAACGAAGGTGAAGGATATAGAACTTGATTTGGGAGATTCCCCTGCTTCATTCGCGGCTGTAACAGTCAATGAATGCACTCCAGGGGTGAATGCAGGCATAGGAGAAGTGCATGTAAATGGGGATGCATTACCTGTACAATTCACAGTTAGATTCATTCCAGTAATTGACCCATCCGGATAATACTTGTAAGTGTAAGAATTTGCAGTCATCAAATCAGGCGCAATTTGATCAAATACGAGTGAAGAGAGTGGAGTGGCAGACTGCGCCTGCACTTGAATTATGAAAGAGAAAACTATTAAGGAGGTTGCTCTCATCGAAAACAATTTCTCCTATCCTCGGAAGTTCGAGCCGTATTCGCGCATGTCTGTTGCATTATCTGTTTTATTGAATTTAATTGGTTGATGAATGAATCATTCTGTTTAATCATATATGAAGAATCAACTGCATGTCTTTGTAATTCTCCTTGAACTGAAAGAACACTTGATTCAATTCTATTCGCGAGAATGAATACTAAATAGATAGCAATTGCTGCTGGTATTCCAATAGTTGCAATAGCCTTTACCTGCCAGGGAATAACTGATTCATTCATTACAAACTTTCAAGCCTAAGAACCAAATTCACATTAGCTCCACCAGTAATTGAAATAATATTAAATCTAATTAGTTGTCCACCCGTAATGCTAAAAGTTCTAACTTCACCAGTAGTTAGTGTAGTGTTATCTATTGCTTCCCAATTTAATCCCTCATTAAGACTATACTCCAGATCTATTGAAACCGAAGAAGGATTGGTTCCAAAGAAAGTTTGCCATTGCAATGAGCCAGATCTAGCAGGCAATGCAAATGTTCTACTAACACCAGTAACAGCAGCAGCATTATCAAATGGTTTTACAGGAACTCCTCGTAATATCTGTTCTATAGGCATTTTATTTCTCCATTTAACCTAGGGTTCATTTACTGTAAGAGTAACGTTACCACCTGCTGTGATAGTTACTGTATAAGTAGTGGTTGCATTAATATCAAATTGATAAGGAAAACTGCGATCACTTGTATAGATTTCAAGGGCATTACGTACTAGAGTAGTTCCACTTCCTAGTTGCATGTCCAATCGCGTTACATTTGGAATGGTTAAGCCAGAAACTGTAATTCCTGGTCCATCTTTTGATTTCGTGATAGTAGCTGTTGATGCCATATCTTTTCACTCCAATTAAGATTTGGGAACCATTGTATCTTTCACACATTGAATTGCATCAACTGTGGTAATTACATCTGTACTTCCATCAAATCCTGCATACTTTGAACTTCCCGTAATCGTGGGCCTCGCGTCAGTTCCACCAATGGAAGTTACTACTATTGGAATGTTCACCACATCTCCAACGGAGATTTGCATCTGAAGTCTATCTGCTGGCATGTCTTTTCGGGGATAATTACTTCACGACTATTTAATCCCCCTAGTCGTGGACGGGCTTCTCCCGAATTATTCAGAAACATCAATCACATTATAATCTTCTTCTCTCATTTTCGGCGGAGCCATGATTACGATATTCACTTTTGTTCCTGATTCCTCAGAACGTATTTCATCGGGTTCCATGTTCTTAATTATGATGGACATATCCTTTGACACTGCGGACAATGTCTTCAAACCTGCTTCTTTCAATTTTTCTGGGGTTATATGATGGAGTGACTGGAGAAGTCTTCGCCTGGCTTTGCCTGCAATCCGTTCTTTAACTGCATTTGTATGTTGTCGAAGAGAAGAATCACCTTTTTGATATGATGCAGTTGATGTAGCGCCTTTCGCATACGCGCTTGCTGAACTTGCCGAGATTCCAAGAGACTTTGCAAGACTTACTCCTGATTCCCTTCCATTCTCTATGTATTCTTGCGCGATTAGTCTACGGAGCCCTTCTGGAACTTCTTTCGTTCCGACACCGCGCCCGCGCTCTTTTTCATGAGACTCTATTTCAGTCTCTTGATTAGAGACATTTCCATTTATTTTTAATTCACGTTCTAAATCTTCGTCGTCAACTACTCCCATTCCCATAGCAAGTATCCTTTACTTGTAGTTACTTGCTGAGCTATTCTGGCCCCGCATTATGATACCACATATCGACTGCCTTTACAAGGCCCTAGGACTGGCTAGGATGCCCTATAGGCCGACTTCTCCCCTCTTTCCTATCGCACCATGACCCGAAGCTCCTAGGCCAACTGGCATGGTCGAGGTTAAATTACAAGTAATTTCTACTTGTATGAGACTCTATACTCTGACATTCAATTTCTACTCTAACATTCA